TGCAATACTTGGAATTATTATAGGATTTATTTGGATTATTTCATTAGGAGGGTAGTTATGAGTTTAACATTTCACAGTTCTGCTGCTCAGAAAGTTAAAGAAATTATTCACGAAGACCCTGATGTAAACGATAATATAAACTTAAGAGTCTTTATACAGGGTGGTGGTTGTTCTGGGTTTCAGTATGGCTTTACCTTTGATGACCAGAAAGAAGATGACGAGGCTGTTACAACTGATGGCGTTACGTTAGTTATAGACCCACTGAGTTTACAGTATTTAAACGGTGCAGAAATTGATTACTCAACTGATCATTTTTCATCACAATTTGTAATTCGCAATCCAAATGTACAGACAACTTGTGGATGCGGAAGTTCGTTTGCAGTTTAAAATAGGAGAAACAACTTTGAAATATTTTACTCCAGAAGAATTACGGTGTAGCTGCTGTGATCAAGATGGTATGAACGAAGCATTTATGGAAAAAGTTTCTACGTTACGAAAACAGTTAGGTTTTCCATTTATTGTTACGTCTGCCTATCGGTGTGTTAAACATCCTATAGAAGCCCGTAAAGACTCTCCGGGCGCACACACAACTGGCAGAGCCATAGACATAGGGGTGTCTGGAATGAGTGCGTATCTGGTGCTACAAGGGGCTTTAAAAGCTGGTTTTAGAGGTATCGGAGTACAGCAAAAAGGCGAGGGCAGATTCATACACTTAGATGATATCGAAGACTCTGAAGACCGCCCAAGACCTTGGGTGTGGAGTTACTAATGAAACGGACAATCCCACAAGCAGTTGCAGAAACGGTTGTAAAGTTTCCGAAAGGTACGCGAGAAGAACGTGAGACTCAAGGTATAGAAGTACAAAGAAAAACTATAGATAAACAATTTGAAAATGTTCAAAAACAAACAGACAAATTAATAGAGGAGTTATTCAAATGATACAGATGTTAATCGGCCCTGTTGCGAAGATAGCTTCAACGTGGATGGAAGGGCGAGTTAAAAAAGTAGAAGCAGTTACTCGTATGAAAGTAGCCAAGGCAGAAGCCGAAGCAAATGTTATGGAAAAGAAAGCTACTGGCGAAATAGATTGGGACTTAACACAAGCTGAAGCCAGCGCAGATTCTTGGAAAGACGAGTGGCTTACAATAATCTTTACACTTCCGTTAGTGTTGTTGCTGTTTGGAGAAGAAGAACGTGTATCAAATTTCTTTGCTGCTCTAGCAGATTGTCCTGATTGGTATCAATACTTACTAGGTACAATTGTAGCAGCCAGCTTTGGGTTTAGGGGTGCTGCTAAGTTTATGGGTAAAAAGTAATGAAGGATTTCCCAATAGCAGAAGTGCATTGGGGAGATGCTTGGATTAAATCAGAAGACTATCCTTTAAAAGATGCACAACAACTTAAGCCCGTTCAACGCAAGACGGTAGGTTATCTTGTTGGCGAAACAGACGAAGCTATTATTCTGGTAACAGATTTATACACAGAAGAAAAGGATAAGGACACAGTAAACACTCCTATGGTAATACCTATAGGCATGATTTCGGAGTGGTATCAAATTGGAAATTAGTTGGATAGAAGCTATTGAAACTATTGGAGTTCCTGCGGTGGGTGCAGGAGGCTTAGGATACCTTGTCTGGGTGCTGTTTAAATCTTTAATTACTGGTGTAAATAAAAAGCTAGACACGCAGCAAGACATGATAGTTACTTTAATAGATAGAGTCAGGCAATTAGATAATGACCTGATACGTATTGACGCTATGTGTCGCTCAGTGATGGGCGTTAAACCTGATGTAGATAGGATAGCAAGGGCAGATGGACGTAAAGACAAACGTAAAGATTAAGAACGAATTAATAATCATTAACGTATTAGTTATGCTAGGTACGTTGTTAATGATACTCAACGGTTATTTAGTAGGACTTTTATTATGGTGGAGTTTATAAATGGCAGCAAAAAAGAAAAAATCTAAATCAAAAGTAAATGAGGCTGGTAACTATACGAAGCCAGCAATGCGTAAAAGATTATTTAATAAAATAAAAGCAGGAACTAAAGGCGGTAAAGCTGGTCAGTGGAGTGCTAGAAAAGCACAGATGTTAGCACAACAATACAAGAAGGCTGGCGGTGGATACAAATAAACAGTTAGAAGAAAGTATACGTAAAGAGATTAGAGATTGGTCTAAACATTCTCTGGAAAAAGCAAACGAAAACTATAATGGGTTCCCTGCTTGTCCCTATGCAGCAAAGGCTTGGATAGATAACAAGGTAGATATACAGTTTAAATACGATTTGTCACCAGAAAAACTTTACGAAAACATATCGCATTACAACGACAAGTACGAACTTATTATTCTGGTAGACTTAGAGTATGAACTAGAACCCGATAGGTTTCATGGATACTTGGAAGGTATTAACGAAGCTATATCAAACGATGCTTTCCAAGATAAAGATATTTATGTTATGGGGTTTCACCCTGAAGATGACACTAATGAGATTATCGAATCAGATTCTTTTGAGACTGAGGTAGATGATGTTTACTCTATGATTTTCATACAGCGATTAAGCCTTCTCGAAAGAGCTTCAGAGAAACTCCGAAGTAAAGGATACTATGATCGCACCTATGGAAATTATAAAGTAGATGAGATATTACAGAAACGCAATAAACTTTTTAGGAGGTTAACATGGCAAAAGGAACAAAGAAAACGGGCATGAAAAAAGGCGCTAAGAAAACTCCAATGCGCGGTGGAGGTATGGCTAAAAAGAAAATGATGGGCGGTGGAATGGCTAAGAAAACTGGCATGAAGAAAGGTATGCGTGGCGGTGGTATGGCTAAGAAGAAGAAGTAATGGCACTCAAAAAATCTCAGCGTAGTCTCAAGTCTTGGACTAAACAAAAGTGGCGCACTAAATCTGGTAAGCCTTCGGGTAAAACTGGAGAGCGCTACTTGCCTGAGAAAGCTATTAAAGCTTTAAGCGCTAAAGAGTATGCCGCGACTACGCGAAAGAAAAGAGCCGATACAAAAAAAGGTAAGCAGCATAGCAAACAGCCTAAACGTATCGCTAAAAAGACAAGGGGGTATCGTAAAAAATGATGCGAGAAGACTTTAAAAAAGGTGGTAAGACTAAAGACTCACGATTAAAACGTGCAGGTGTCAGTGGGTACAACAAGCCCAAGCGAACCCCCAACCACCCTACCAAATCCCATATTGTTGTAGCCAAAGAAGGTGATAAAATAAAAACCATTCGCTTTGGGCAACAGGGTAAGAAGGTAGGAACAGTAAGGGGTACGGCTGGTGCGCCCAAAAAAGGAGAGTCAGCTAGAATGAAAGCAAAACGCAGGTCGTTCAAAGCCCGTCATGGGAAGAATATCCGCAAGGGTAAAATGAGCGCTGCTTTTTGGGCAGATAAGGTTAAATGGTAATGGAAGATGTGTTCCAAATAATAGAGACTCCAGAAACCTCTACCATGCGTATCAACGCTGATGCAATGAACCATATTGGAGCGATGTTTATAAAGACAGACGATATAGAATTACGTAAAGAGCTTTTTAAAATGATTCAAGAACACTCCAAGTTTGTTTTAGAAACCTCCCAAAAGATAGTGATGAATCGTAAACTTAATATTAAACAGGTTAAGTAGTTATTTTAAACTGTTGAGTTCTGTTTCAAGGTACGAGTGAAGCCCTTCAAGTTTGGGCTTCGTATCTCGTATTATCTTTTGAACAAAGGGTGTGTCGTGCTTATCAAATATCGTAGATACTTTTTCTACAGGTAAGTGTTTAAACTCTGTAACAAGATTACCCTTGCCGTCTATAAAAACTCCAAAGGATATTATGTTTCCCTGCTTACTCATGCGAAACTAACCTGCTCTGGATTACCTCGAAGCCCTGCTTTCATATAAGAAGTAGAGCGCCCTTCAAAAAAGTTCTGGTGTTCTACACCTAGCACATCATCCAACCAATCTAAAGGGTTTTTACTTATCTTATAGTTTGGTTTAAGTCCAAGCTGTAACAACCTACGATCTGCTATGTAGCGTATGTAGGCTTTCATGTTAGCTCTGGACAACCCCTCAATATCTCCCTGTTCAAATACCAATGTAAGAAACTGGTCTTCAAGGTCTACCATATCTCGACAAGCCTGATAGATTTCTTTCTTGAGATCGTCAGTCCACAGCTCTATATTTTCTTTAATAAACTCTCGAAACAACTGAGTCATGGCTTCAACATGAAGTGACTCATCACGTATCGAGTACGTTATGATCTGACCCATTCCCTTCATCTTTCCGAATCGTGGAAAGTTTAAGAGTATAGCAAAGCTACTAAACAATTGTAGTCCCTCAGTAAACCCACTGTATACGGCTAAAGCTTTCGCAATACTTTCCTTATCTTTTGTAGCTACCTTTATTTTATTTATGTACTCATGTTTTTCTGCCATTGCTTCGTACTCTGCAAACGCTTTGTACTCTACTTCAGGCATACCAACGGTGTCCAACAGTAAGCTGTATGCGTGTTGGTGTATGGACTCCATGTTAGCAAAGGATGCCATCATCATACGGGCTTCTGGTTTCTTAAAGATACGCATATACTTATCAATGTACCCTGAGCCTACGTCCACATCTGACTGTGTAAACAATCTAAATATTTGTGTCAGTAAATTCTTTTCACTGTCAGCAAGGTCTTGCCAATCTTTTACATCATTATGTAATGGTACGTCCTCTGGAAACCAGTGCATTTGATTTTGTTGGACGTAATAATCAAACATCCAAGGGTGATCAAATGGTTTATAATAATCTCTGGTACTAAGTAAGCTCATCTATTTCCTCCCGAATAATTCTAAGTTTATCTTCTGCCTCTGCAATCTTGCCTACTAATTCATCCATAGATTCTAAAGGCTCAGGGTGTTCTGCAACCGCAACTGTACTATTAAAATAAGTTTCAAGGTTAGCCCTCGCAGTTGCTTCTTCTGCAATATATCTTTTGTGTAGTGCGTTTAAATATTTTTCTTTCATTACTTACTCTACCACGTAATGTAGTACATCATATATTTTGTCCAGTATTACAATTACTGCTACAAGTTCTACAACAACTATCCCTAATATCCAGCTACATACTTCATCGTTCATATCGACTCCTTTAAAAAAATAATGTTTTGCAATTACCTGCTATAATAAAACAACAGGTAGTTATGTGTAGTAGTACCCAACCTGTTCGGATGTACGCTACTTTGTCGGCACGTTTTTTGTCTTTAAAAGCCTTTGTACCTAAAGCTTTACACCAAATATCCCACCAGTACCAACTACCCTTCACAAGCGATACACTCTACATCTTCTAGATTGATTCGCGGTATTTTAATGTTAACATTTTCAGCGTTACGTGCTGCATCAGAGCGTAGATAGTACAAAGACTTAAGATTTTTTGCGCCATACCAGTGTACGTCATTTACATACTGAAGAAAATCATCATGTATGTCTTGTGCTTCCGTAGCTTTTGGAGGAGCAAAGAATAAATTAACGCTCTGGCTTTGGCAGATGTATTGTTGTCTTTGGTGTGCGTGTTCAACCACCCATATCTGGTTTATCTCTGGTGCAGTTTTAAATATTTCTTTTTCTTCATTCGTTAAAAAATCTAGGTGCTGCACTGATCCTCCGTTAGCAGAGATGTCTTTCCAAACCTCTGGAGTATTTTGTTTCTTAAACTTCAAAAGTTTCTCTAGATATTTGTTTTGTACTTTGTATGAACCCGTTAGAGTTTTGTGAGTATAGACGTTAGCCCTCGTAGGCTCAATGCTAGGAGATGTGCCATTACAAATAATGGAGCTAGAAGCGTTAGGAGCAACAGCCAGCAAATGAGCATTGCGGAGTCCACTACCAACCATGTCAGGTGCTTCACCCCGACTCTTAGCAAGCCCTTGACTCGCCTTGACAGCCCTATTCTTGATGTGTCTAAATACTCTATGGTTAGTCGAACTCGCGAATAAGCCCTCAAAAGGTTCGTCCTTGCTTTGGAGGTAACTATGGAACCCCATCGCTCCAAGGCCAATACTCCTTTCTCGATAAGCTGAATAAGCCGATTTTTTATATCCATTCTTTCCCTCCTTAATATAATTTTTAAAACGATCTGCGTTCGCTCTGTAGGTTCCTAGTTCGTTAGTGTCTACTGCGCTGTCAATAAAATGTTCGATAACATTATCTAGCATAGTTACTAGGTCTTCTATAAATAACTCTTCAGTTTCCCAATCGTCAAACTTTTCTAGGTTAACACTGGATAAACAGCAGACTGCGGTACGTTCTTCGTCAGTCGGTAAAGTTATTTCAGAACACAAATTACTTTGGCGTACCTGTAATCCTAAATCTTTTTGTTGTTGTGGTAGTGCTTCATTGCAGTTGTCTAGATTAACAATGTAAGGCTCACCAGTTTCAGATCGTGTGTGAAGCATCTGCCACCATAAATCTCTGGCACTTACACTCTTGACTGCCTCTTTACTTTTAGGGTCAATCAATCTCCAATCTTTATCTTCTTTGACTGCTTCTAAAAATTCGTTTGTGATGTTAACTCCGTTATGTAAATTTAGACACTTACGGTTTAAGTCACCACCAGTAGTCTTACGCATTGCGATAAACTCTTCTACTTCAGGGTGACTAATATCCATGTATGCCGCATAGCTTCCTCTGCGTGTAACGCCCTGATTAAAGGCTAACATTTGGGAATCTACAACGTGCATGAAAGGGATAGAACCAGTAGACTTGCTACCGTTAGAAGTGCCAGTACCGTTGCTGCGAACATCACCCCAATATCCACCGACACCTCCACCTGCGCTTGCAAGCCATATGTTCTCATCGTAATGATCAGATAAACCAAACCTTGAGTCAGGAACATAATTAAGAAAACAGCTAATGGGAAGACCGCGAGTGGTTCCCCCGTTACTAAGTATAGGGGTGCTAAACATAAACCAGCATAGACTTGCGTAGTTATAAAGTCGTTGTGCAAGATCATAGTCAGTTTGTTCTTTGTACGTTGCGCCAAAGACCGAAGCCCTTGCAAAAGCTTGTTGTGCATAAGTTTCATTCTCCCAAAAGTATCTGTCTTGTAATGTGTTAATTGAAAATTCACTCAGTTCTTTTTCGCGTCCTAAGTCTATCTGAATCCCAAGATATTCCTGTGTCTTCAAAGTCATCTTCATATTTCCTTTTCTTTGATTTAGTTTTCTGTTTGTGCTTGGCTTGTTGGTTGCGGTTAAATTTAGCAGTCCGTTCCGCTTTGCGATCTATCACTTGTAGTGTCCTCCGACTCTCTATGTATTTCTAATAGTTTATCTTCGTACCATTTAGCTTTCATTAAATCTTGCGTGGGGGTATCTTTGTATTTAAATCTCCATCTATACTTAAAAGAATTACCTCGCAAAAAACCTATGAACTCTTCTTTCGTAAGCATAGCTTTCATTGCGTCAATACATTCTATGTCTCCTTTTGTATAATGTTCAGGTGAGTTTACAAGTTCTTCTCGTATTTCGTATGAAGATTTTTCGAGGTCTCCAAAATAAAAATCATCTCTACTATTAAACTTCATACTTATCCTCCAATTCTTTTAATTCTTGTTGACGTACATTAAATTCATCAGCTTCTCTCGACTTAGGGTCTATCCATTCGTCAGGTAAAGTTTGTTCTGTGTACCAACGAAAATCATTGGCAGTAGCCCACTCGCCATGCGTTCGTTTAGTTCCGTCTTTACGTACCTTAGCTCCCGGCATAGGCGCTGCTGCATTGGCAAACAGAAAGACTAACTCCATGTTAGCAGGTAAGTGTTTTTTTACCCAGACATATTTAGAATACTCTGCGTGATCCCAGAACCTGCCTTTAGATTCTAACAGAATTATCTTCCCTTGTAAAGTCCTTGTGAAGTCTGGTTCATAAGTGTGCGGTATTACATAGCTTACTTTATCTGCATGGTGGCTCCAATCTTTTAATAAAGTATCGTGCAGTATGTACTCCCAGATACTATCGTAGCCTTTTATTTTATCTTTGCGTGGTCGTTTTACTCGTGCCTTACGCATTACAACACCGCGCCATTAGACTTGACTCTACTCATTAAACTTTGTAAGTCTTCGATTGTAATCTGTTCAAGAGTATATCCATTCTTTAATAATTTTTTAATACTTTGTTTAGCCCACCGATAAGTATAAAAGGCCATGTAATACGTGCGATTAGACTCTATATATTCTTCGCGAGGAAGCATTTGCATAAAGTTTTGTTCGTTTACTTTTTCTTGTTCTTTTTCAGATACCAAACTTTTAACCCAATCTATGAGTAAAGTTTTAGCTTTATTACTTATCTTTTTAGTGCATTGTTTTCGCATTTGTTACCTCCTCTACGTTAGGTGCAGATACCACCTTTGTTAAATACGTGATACCTTTTGCGTACTTAAACATCCGAAGCCCTTGCCCATCGTTAGCGTCTTTGTTACACTCTATCTTATGTGAGCAGTACACACAACCTATTGGAAGTTTCATATTACCTTTAATACCTGCTGGTACAGGTTTGTAACATTTTTCTGGAGGCTTACCAAGATTAAGAAGAACATCAAGTAACTTACCGATTAAGGTTTTAATATTTGGCTTATCTAAATCGTCAGGTTGGTATAAAGCAATCTCTCCTGATTCTTTATTCATAGCTAAGAAGCCACCGTTCTCTGTACCTTCCGCACGTTCATAACCTGCAAGCTGACTTATGTATCCAAATGGATCGTCATCTCTTAACGTGCCGTTCTTAAATTTTTTAAACCCAAACCCAGATGCAGTTTTGATGTCGATAACTTCGCCATCTATCTTACAATCCATGTGGCCTACAACCCCTTTTACTTTAACTTCTTTTTGTTCGTCAGTAACTTCGTGTCCTGAGAGTTTAGTTAAGAATATTAAAAGATCTTCCATGATATGACCGTAAAGAAATTTCATTTGAGTTGATGGATGATGTTGTATTTTTCTACTATCTTTTTGGCTGTAGTACAACTGCCTTGCAGGTCTACCTATGTTAGACATTCTTAATTTAAATTTGTTATGGTTCTGTGGGGTTGCCCAAGTCTTAATTGTACGGGCTATCTTTTGACCTAGTTCATCTACCAGTTCATCAGGAACTTTTCTTTTACCGTCTGTAATATCTGTTACTGTTTGATATATGTCTTCAACTAATGTTGATAGATTTTTCTTCGTAGAGTTTTTCATAGAAGTTCCCAACCTTTTTTATTTGCGATGGCGTTGCTTGATTTTTAATTGAGTTTGCCATCATGCAAACAACAATCACGTTACCTTTCTCGTAACCTCTTCGGTTATCAATACGATCAAGGCTTGGAGAGTTTTGCCAGTTATCGAAACCAACCTTAAATGGTGTACCAAGTATAGGACAGCATTCTCCTATTTGAATATCGTCAAGAGTAAGATTAAAATATATGTTACGTTTCTTTGCTCTGTTACGTGCCTTACGTAACATAGTTACTCTGTACTCTCTGTTTTTTGGGTTAGACTCTATAGCCCTGTATCTTTCTTGTCTAGTGAGTTTCACTCCAGTTGCCTCCTATTTTATATTCACCGTCCAGTGGACAGTTAAGGTTATAGTATACACCAGCAGCACGTATTGCGTCAACCCCTAGCTGACCTAACTGTTCTGCTTCTTCTTCGAGGACTTCTACTTGCCATTCATCGTGTACATTGGCTACGCAATTTGCAAGAAGATTATTTTCTTTAATTAACTCATCAAAGATTATCAAGGCACGTTTCATTACGATAGCACCTGCGCCCTGCAACAAAGAATTAAGTGCTGCATGAGCGCTACGAATAAATATCTTACGCCCATCTAGTCCCTTGATGAACCCGTTTTGTTCAGCCTCTCTTGTAATGCGATTTCTAAAAGTCTTAAGTGTTCCGAAATTAGCAAGAAAAGATTGCTTAACTCGTTTACCCTCTGCTTTGCTTCCTCCAATGACGCTTCCAATTTTAGCATCTCCAGCTCCGTATAAGAAGGCATAGATGAAAGTTTTTGCCTGATTTCTTGATTTAAGACCTGCCCTTTTTTGATTAGCTGTGTGTATATCTCCGTTGATAATGTCATCTGTAAACTCCTCATCATTTAAATAGTGCGCTAACATTCTTAACTCAAGTCCACTTGCATCAATACCCACTAACTTAAACTTGTCTGCTACTGTCCAACAAGATCTACACTCTTTACCGTAGGGTGAAGCCAAGCTAGGAATCTGTGCCATGTTAGGATCTCGATGAGACATACGCCCTGTAATAGTCCCGTTAGTAATAACAGAACCATGTACTCGCGCCGCTAACTCAACGCATCCTTCAGAGTTTGCTATGAGACTTTCAGGTAAAAACGTCAGCCAAGAAGATACCTGTGCAATACGTTTCTGCAACATTAAATACTTTGCAATCAACGTGGCTTCGGGTATGTCCTTAACTTTATTTAATATCCTCTCATCAACCTTGGGTTGTCCTGTAGGTGTGAACTCTTTTGGCTTCCAACCAAACTGCTGTAAGTATTCACCTATCTGTTGTCGTGAACCTAACTTAAATGGTTCTTCTGTTTTCCTTACAACAGTGGTAGATTGTCCTTTGTCAAATATGTCGTACTCCTCATCAGTCAATCGAGTCTGCTTACCTTTGGTATCAAGCCCCATCTTACGTAGCACTCCATCTTTAGTGTGCTGTGGGTAGATAACTCGTTTATCTATTCTAGGTTTGAAAGTTTTGTGTACTTCCTTTTCAGTCAGTTTAATTTCCTTTTCAAACTCTTCGAGTAACTTCTGAGCAAGTGTTACGTCTAACATAAACCCATGCTCACGTTGGTCAGTAATTACTTTGTAAGTATCACGCTCA